CGCCGCGATCTCGAACTCCCGCCCGCAAGGGTGAGCGAACTGCAACGAGAGCACCTGGTCGAACGAGTCCCACAGATCACGTTGCGCCGGGTCGCCAACCAAGACTATGTATGCCAGTGACCAACTCTCTTCGTCGCGACCCCACCCAATGATTTCTAGCTCGAGCCTGTCGGCTTGAAGATCCGCCCCGAGAGTAATGAGCACCACGCCCGCGGGCAGCGTGGTGTCCGGACGGTATTGCTGCCGCCGTCGCAGCAGTTCACTGGCGTCCGTCTTCGTGGCGCCGGCCTGCTGGAACGTCTCGGCCAGGACCGTGTTCGTGAAGGTCTGCATCCGCTCCGGCGACTTCCGGGCGCGCAGGAAGTCCTTGGCGAGTTGACTCCACGTCGTCCATGGCGAGTACAGTCCGTTGAGCCAAAAGCCCACCGTTTCTCCATCGCCGGGTGCTTCCGACCGCCACTGGCCGCGCGCCAGCATTTCCTGTTTATGGTGGTCGGCAATCCTTTCGTGACAACGCTCGCATTCGTACCACGCCTCAGCGGGCACCCGGTCTGGCCACTTGATTTGGGCCCACCGCAGGATCTGGAAGACGCCGCAATGGGGGCATGGGACGAAATACTTCCGTTGATCCGACTCCAGGTACGCTTGTTCGATGCGGCTGACCTCCGCAATCGTGGGCGTCGACACCATGGCGATCTGCCGGTTGGCGAATGTGCCCGTGCGGCGGATGGCCAGATCAACCGGGTCGCCCTCCTCGGTGCCTGCCGCACCGGTCGAGGCCGACGGTGGGTATGCATCCACCTCGTCCATGAGCAGATACCGCGCCGGCATTGACCGCAGACCGACCGAACTGTTGGCACCCGTGGCCACGAGCACCCCGCCCGGAAACTCCTTCGCCAGGATCGTATTGCCGGAGTCGCGCTCACGCGGATCGGAGACGCGCTCCGCAAGCACCGTGGTGTTCTCGATTAGCGAAGCGATCCTCTGGCGCGAGAAACGCTTGGCAAGCTCTACTGTGGGCTGCACCAACATCGCCGGGCCGGGCGCGTAATGAATGATGTAGCCCAGCATGTTCAAGAGCAGTTCGGATCCGCCGATCTGCGCCGGCTTCACGAACACCACACGCGAGAACGGGGAGGATGGGCTAAGGCAATCCATAATCTCGCGCAGAAATGGTGTGCGCGACGTGCGCCAACGGCCCGGTTCACCAGCCGAGACGCGCGACAGCACGCGATACTGGTCGGCCCACTGGCTGATCGTGAGATCAGGATCGGGAGCTCCTGCAGCGGAGATGGCGGCCAGCAGCGGCTGCACGCTGGGAGCGTGAGATTCAAAGGGCGAGGACTGCACTGGCCGCCGCCTCCAACTCGCGCGAAATCTCGGTCTTCAAAGTCAGGTGGACCTTCTTCGCATCTGATTCTGCGGCAATGACAGTCGCCAGCCGATCCGGGATCCCAAGCATGCCATCGCGGAACGTTCGGAAGGCATCCGCGGCGGCCTTGCGATAAACCTCGGCCTCGATCAGTTTCCCTTGCTTGGTTTCGAACTCGAGTCGGCGGAGTTTGGCGCGGAATACCATTTCGATCGTCCGCGCCTGGCCAAAGCTGGCACCCGACTGGCCAGCCGGCTCGCTGGCAGGCCGTAATGGCGACGAGGCGCCGGCTGCCGGAGACACGATGACGTCGTCTAGCGGACGGTCGTCAAGGACCATGTCGGTGGCCACCACGTCGATCTTGCCGCCGCGCATGACCAAGATGCCGTTCTTGGCGAGCTTGCTAATGTACGGCCTTGAGACGCCTCTATGCTTGGCGTATTCGGCCTTGGTCATCAGCCTTTCGGCGTCTGCGTTCATTCGTGCCAGCCAGCTTTGTTTGGAACAGGACCGCTACATCCGGAGGCGGCAGTTAACTCGGTTAACCGCCGAGTTAACCAGTTTTCAGGGTCTGTCCCTGCGTGAATGCCGCACTAATTCAACCCGCGGCCCCGGACCAAAGTCAGGTCCCATGAATTGCCACTGGCGGCGGCAGCAGTCCACAGAGATGCCGTCCGTTCGCGCCCTCGCGCGCCGTGTTGCGCCGTCTGCCTCGCGGTTGGCTTGCTGGCCGACCGACTGCTTCGGCGCGCCCCGCCGCCACAGACGGACGACACGTACGCGCGGATAAGGGGGGATCGCGCAGAACAAACCGGCGGCTCGGTGTTCCCGGCTTGCGTGGCATTGTCCTGCACGATCATGGGTTGCCTACTGCTTTGCGAGGTGAGCGCCCAGCGCCGAGACAACGGCTTGCTGGTGACCGGGAGGCGTTTGGCCCCCGCTGAATGCGCCCTCGATGGCTTGCACCAGCGCCACTACCTCCTGCGTCAACGTGATGCCAGAGGGAGCGACCGACAGAATCGATTGGAGGATCTGCAAAAAGTTCATCGTTTTGTTCCTTTCTTCTGATCTGGAAAAATTCGGGGCGGCAGAGGAATGCGTGGCGCGCCGCCCCGGTTCGGAGAGAATTTCCTGTGCCAACCGAGAAAGCCCCGTGGAAGCGGTTGCGGTGCGCGTAGCTCCGGCACCGCCTCCGGCAGGGCCCTCCCGTATGGGGAGCTCTACGCAGCCTTGGGCTGCGTCTGGGAAGGGGTCGAGGCACCGCCCGACGAATTGACTACCACCGGCACGAGGGCCGCGATGGTTTGGGAAATCGCCGTGGCCAAGGCGCTCGCAATCACTGGCGTGAGCGCCGTGAACAGGTTCGCGACGTTGGCGGTAACGGCTTCCGCGCTGATTGCTTCGCCAGCGCCAGCGGCTGCGACTGCACCCTTCGTGGTTTCACTCGCCGCCGTGCCGGCGGGCGAGACGGTCTGCTGGCCTTCGGTCGTGCCGACCTGGCTGGAGAGCACGATATTGGCATTCAGGGCGTGGTCGATCGTCGCCGCGTTCTGCGCGCGCCGACTGGCCGTCTGCGCCATATCGAGCGAGATGGCTTCCCAGGCGCGCGCGCGCGCCAGATTTTCACGCCGGCTATCGAGTTCCTCGTCGAACAGGAGCTTCATGTTTTCCGCGCCGCCCAACAAGCTCGGCTGGTGGGTAACGCACGGAGAGAGATTGGGGTTCGTTTCTGCCATACGGGATTTCCTTTCGGTTGGAAGTTAGGGGTTGTAGTCGCGCAGCCCGAATCGTCAAGCCGCAGGTAGAGTTCGCTCAAACAACCGGAAATCAGGCGACGTGCCGCTTCCGGATACGCGCGGCGATGGTAAGTGCCGTCTGCTGGGATGCCGTCGCACCTACTCCCCGACAACGCTCCGCCTCATCCTCGGCAACCTCGAGGCAGACGGTCCTGGCGGCCGAGATCGCCGAAGACCGTGTTTCGGCCAGAGCAGTCCGCAATACTTCGGCCAAGCCTTCGGCATGATCGCGGGGCGCGAGACCCAACGAATGGCACACCTGTGTCGCCAAACTCTCCGCGGTGATCACGCCCGGCATGCTTTTGGTCCTTTGACTCTCACTGTCAGTTTCTTACCACCGCGTGCAAAAGCTCCGCGAACGAATGCGACATACCGTCCGCCCACTTTCCCTCTCGCTTTCATGACACGAGGCAATCCGCCACGACCTGCAAGAAAACGCCCCGCAAGCTCACCAGCGTTCCATCGTCGTCACGCCGATCCACACGCCGCAGTTTCCAGCAGCGACCGTGCTCCAGGTTCTCGATGAAGCTATATCGGGTGCCGCCACGGGCGTTGATCTCAACAGGGCTGCTGCCGTCTTCCTGCCGGAGCCAGATCGCCTTCATGTGCCCCTTGCGCCCATAGGATGCCTTGACGAACCCACCCTCGATGAGCCGTTTGGCTGCGTCGAGAGAACGGAAACCAAGCGACGTTCCATCGGGTGCGTAATAAGGGATTTGTTCTGCCGGCTTCACCTGGGCACACTTCGGGTACGACAAGGAAGGGAAGGAGTTTTGCGAGAGTCCCGTCTCTCGTTATTGGTTGAGGAGGAGTTCTTCGAGGGTGCGCCGTGCGCTCGCCTATCGAGCTTCGCTTCGATGTAAATATACGCAAGGCGCGGGAAAAGTGTAAACCCGGATCGATGGAAACGATGGACATCGCCGAACTTGTAGTGTGAAATGGAGGGTCAATGACACCGGAAGAGCGACGAATACTCTCTCCTCTCGCGCGCCAGCTGCGACTGGGCGATCCAGGGAACTGGTCGGACTTGAAATACCAGACGCAGAACGGGCCAGAGTTCAGCGAATTTCCGTATTATCCCGCCGCGCTGGAATTTCAGGATTCCGCCCAGCGTGCGGTCGCTGAGCTCGCCGCCGCCCAGAAGATCATTCTGCGTACTCAATGGCGATCAAAGTCTCGCTACCCGTACGAGTTCACGAACGATGAGCGCATCTTAGTGCAATACGGTGTGATACTGGTCGATCTGATAGTGCAGCGGGCGCGGCAGGCGGGCGCGCGAACCAGCGAATTCTAACCAGGCGCCCGTCTAATCCACGGCTGTTCCACGTCCGGGTTATAGAATCGCGACCGTGTCTCACTTGGTGACGGCCCGATGAGTTCGATGGACTGCCGGGTGACCTCACCAATCCGGTGACCGCCTCCGATATAGCACGCCATCCCATAACGCGCGGCAAAGGGCCGCCGCTCATAACCGTCTGAGAAGTACAAGCTTTCCATGGTCCAACCCAGCGCCAGCGCGCGATCGCAGACCTCGTCTATCAGTTGCTTCGCTCGAGCGATGCGTTCGGCTTCGAGGCTAAGCTTTGGAGGGGTTGGCTGCGTGGTTTCCGCGCCGTCGGACTCTTCAGGACGTGGCGGCCTGTAGTTGATCGAACGGAGCGTCCCAACTGCGGCGAGCAGTTGGACCTCGCCGAACCGGTCGATAGCCCAAGCATGAATGGCGTTGAAGCGCACCCGCAAGCACTCAAAGGCGGCTGCATCGAGATGCCCTGTGACTGCGGCCTTCTTGGCAACGACCATGCGTGCCCGCAGCCAGGCGTAGTACTCGGGATCAAGCCGCCGGTACATCGTATCGTTGAGCTGAAAGTCGCGCGCGAACTGCTCCGGACGTGCCGTCGTCCACGTCGCTAGGGAGGTAGAAGCGAACAGGTGATCCCTAGGGGTGCCGTCCGGCGCGTCCGGCGACAATTTGACTTCCTGTAACTCGGTGCTCATGCTTGCTCTCCTGGATTGAAACCGGTTTTTTCATCGTGCTGGATTACGGTGGCTCTTCGCCGGC